ACGATTTTACTTTTAGCTGGAGCGGATGAAATCCATGAACTGGTCAACGACTTCAACACGTTGATTATCATTGATGTGGGTATACATATCAAGGGTGATTTGAACATTATTGTGACCGAGTCTATCTGAAATGATTTTTGCTGTAACACCAGCTTCAAATAGGAGAGAAGCATGTGTGTGCCTAAATCCGTGAGGCGAAATTTTTTTAAGCTTATTATGTTTACGAAAGAATCTGCTAAGTTTCACTTTCATAGTTGCGGCTAAAAGCCATCCCCCTGTGTCATTCGTAAAAATATAATTCGAATCATGTTTGTAAGGCACACCAGCCTGGAAATATTCTTTTATTTGCTGTCGTTTCCAGAGTTTCAAAACATTCAGAGTTTCATCATCTAAGGTGATAACCCTCTTACTCCTTTTGGTTTTAGGATCCTGAACAGTTTGTTTTTTACCAATCACGACAGCCGTGCGAGAAATGCTTAACCGTTTATTTTCAAAGTCAACATCTGACCACATGAGACCGATAGCTTCTCCAGTTCTCAAGCCAGAAAAAGCGAGTAAGTGGAAAAAAGTGTAGTCTACAGGCTTAAAATTTGCTTTGGAAACTTTAAGGAATTCGGTTAGTTCCTGCTTTGTATAGTAGTTTTCTTTGCTCTTTAAGGGTTTATTTTTAGGCTTGATAATCTTGTCTAAGGGATTTGACTTAATGATGTCAATAGAAGTGGCATACTTGAAAATACGGCTAATGACAGAGTAGTAATTAGCATATAGGATATAGCGATTACTTAACTGGATAGCAACTTTTTGACAATAAGCTACACTGATTTGCTGAATCTTCATATCTGTAAAATATGAGTCAATCATAACATTAAGTTTTTTCTTAACGTTCTGATATGTTGTTGGTTTTACAGTGCTTTTATAGCTATCAAGCCACAAATCAGCGACTTCAGCAAAAGTAGGGTTCTGGAAATCTTCATTGTTTGAAAAACCATTTTCTTCAACATCTAAGAGAAGGTCACGTTCGGCAGCCTTTGCCTCTTTTATGGTTTTAAAACCACGTCTTGTTGTACGTTTTTCTTTTCCAGTAGCTGGATCTATGCCCAGATATGTTTGAAAGAGGTATCTAGTCTCTCCTTTTTTTGTAATGTATTTTTTTATCATAAAAAGTCCTTTCTTTTCGATTGCTTGCCCGCATAGTTGAAAAGGTGTAGAACTTATGATAAACTATAGTTGTATTTTTTTATCATCCTTTCGATTGATTGTCACATGGAAGGTTGAAACCTCACACTCAAAGATGGCGGTCGGAGAGTGTGGGGATTTTTTTATTCATTTAATTTTTCAATAGCTTTCAGGGCCTGTTCTTCAGTAAACTGAGCATCTTTATCTGTTAAACTTTTAAGTATTTCTTGATCAGTCTTACCTTCACTTCTTTCTTCTTTTGCAATATCGAGCGCTTCATTAACCCAAACATCACCAACATTCTCAACAGCATATTGAGCAGCTTTCTTTGAATATTTGTGACTCGCACTTTCTGTTAAATACCAGAGAAGTGTTTTCTCAGAAAATGATGCCTTGCTTTCGACAAGTTCTTGAGCAGTTTTAAGCGCACTTGCTTTTTCTTCGTCTGCTTTGCTTGACGTTTGTTTTGTAAGAGCATTTGAACCACCGATAGCTAAGATAGCTACCAATATCCAAAACCAGACTTTTTTATAAAAAGGCTTTGAATTAGAACTTTTTTCCTTTTTCATAACATCTCCTTAAATTATATTTGCTAAATTATTAAATTCTTCTTTGATCATTGTTTCGTCGGCAACAGTTTTTAATTTATATTTTTTCATAAAGTCAAGATAGTTGAAATGTTCTTTATCTTCACACTCCTCTAGTTCAGCTTTTACAAGGTAGTGAATCATATGCCGATTGGCCTGTGTTTCGTATTTTTCCCTGAAAACAGTATAGAGATGTGGAAGATGATTTTTATGACCCAACTCATGCAGAATAACTTTTATTCTGTCTTCTTGTGGAATTTTCGAACTAATAAACATGGTTTTTAAGTGAGAGATATAGAATGCTTCGTTACTATACATATTGTATACTTCGTTGTCAAAAACAGAAATTCTAATACCGAACTCTTGAAAAAGTTCTTTTTCTGTCATAAATATCATCCTTTTATTAATTGCATATAATTAAAAAAGGTCTTGTTATTGTAACAAGACCTTTTCCAAGCAGGGAGACGTACTTCACATACGCTTAATTAATAAATCTCTTATCTGCTTGATTTAACAGTGTTTTCAACCTGTACTTAAATTGTACAACACTTAAAGGTCTTTTGTCAACTAGTTAGCTAACTTTTTTATTTCTAAGGTAACCATAAGTGAATATGGTTTGGTATTGTTCGTAATGGTAACCTATTATGGACATATGAGTTCCATACTCTATTTGCGAGAATATCGGCTGCTTGTATGAGATAGTCATTTTCTGATACACAAGAGCGAGTATAGACAGAAAAGTCAGCGTTTAGGATAGGGGAATAGAATTTTCCGTAATTGAAATTATAAATCCCCTCATGCAACTCTTCAAATACCCCATCCCCTAGTCCATAAAGTCCATTTGTTGCAAAGCCTTGTTGATCAATATTGATATGTAGTTCAATATCTTGATTTGGGTCAATTAGGTTTTGAGTTATTAGATGTTGAAATAGCTTTTTTACAACTCGTCTAATCGCATAGTCTTTAAATCGTTGTCTAGATTTTTTATCAGCGAGTATATATTCTTTTAGATTTGAAACTTTCATACTGACATCAAAGCTGATTTCATTTTGTAAGATACGATAGAGAGAAGAGCGGTGGTTCATGTTTTCGAGATTGGAAGCTTTTAATTCAAACTCGAAGTTATTAGCTTCAGCTATCTGGTGCACTAGTTTTTTGTACCGTCCTTTAGCTTTATTTTTTGGAGAGTCTCCAATAAAACAATGACCTGCATAGACAAAGTAGTTAGAGTTTTTTTCAAGTCTTCCAGAATCATCAATAAATAAATGAATTTTTTGTTTAACCATTGCCGCCCTCTTGACTTCGTAGGAAGGCCTCTATAATACTTTGTATGGATTTTTTATCTTGATCGGTCAACGGTTTGCCGTTGAATCGCATGGCTGTGCTGGCTAATTGCTCAACATCGACCTCTTGACCTTCAAAGTAAAATTTTTCTGGTTCACCAGCAATAGCCGGGTTATCTGTCCGACCGAGTAGATAATCTGTGGACACGTTGAAGTAGTCAGCAACAACTTTCAATTTTTTTGGTTTTGGCTCGCTATTTTTCCATGAGTACAAAGAATTTCTAGCGAAACCTATCCGTTCTTCTAAATTATTTAAAGAAATACCTTGTTTATTACAAAGTTCTTTAACGATTTCAAATGTCGGAAACATTGTTTTATCAACCTTTCTAGAGGATGACAAAAAATATTTTAAAAAACTCTGTAAAATAACTTGACAAAAATTAAAGAGTTCTGTAAAATATAATTTGTAAGCTAAAGAGTTAGCGAATAAGACAACTAAAAAATAAAGCCTAATGAAACTGATTGGCGTCCGTTTTCTAGGTAGAACCTTACTTTTAGTAGGTCTTTTCACTATGGTTTTATTTTATAAAACTCTTTAAAATTTGTCAAGAAATTCGCTAACTTTTTAGATAATTTTTTAAAAGAAAGGAGAGAAAGAGATGTTGGAAGAAATTCTTGAACGTATAGCGAAAAGCCTTGAGTCTATAGATGCAGAACTCAAGGCAAGAAATGAAGACAGAAAGCTCCTTCTTAATCAAGCTGAAGTAATAGAAAAAACTTGCTTGGATATCAAAGAAGACCCTTTTGGTCTTAACGGTTTAAAAAGAAAAGCATTGGCTGATAGAGTTAAACAAAAGGAATAACAGACTTAATTTTTGCCGCAAAATCTAAGACATTCTCTATTCGTTCTTTGAGAGTTGGTTCTCTGAACTGGCTTTCAAGTTCAGCGATTGCTTCGGTTGTTAAATACAGAGTGTAGAACGTGTTATCAGCTTTAGTGCCAATGATATATCCATATTTGTCTAATTCATAACATGTATCTAAAATATCTTCTTCAGACCATTCAGACATAATGTTATTTTTCAGATAATTTATGTTTTGGAAGTTTCTTGCTTGCTTTTTAGAAACTTCATCCTTGCGTCTTGTTAAATATTCTGCGTACATGGAAGTTAGTAGAAATTTTGCATCGTTAGTTAGAAAATCCATTAGAATCACCTCCTTTCTGCTTTTATTATAGCAGAAAGATAGCAAGAAAAAATAGAAAGGAAAAATAATGAGTAAAGAACTAAAAAAAATCAAGGCTAAAATCAAAACTCGTTTGATCGAGTTGGATATGACTCAAACTGAGTTAGCTAAGCAAGTTCCTGTTGCAAGTTCGGTGATTTCTGAATTGTTGCGATACGGGAAAGGTAGCGACACTGTTAAAGAGAAAGTGTCAGAAGTTCTAGGAATTGAAAATCCTTGGGCAAAAATTTAGAAAGTGAGGAAAAATATATGAACGAAATTTTTAATTTCCACGGACAGGAAGTCCGTACTTTGACAATTGATGACGAGCCTTGGTTTGTCGGGAAGGATGTAGCAGATATCTTGGGATATGCTAAACCTCTGGACGCAATTTCTCGGCACGTTGATGAAGATGACTCCGTGAAATACGGACTCACCGACAATCTAGGACGAACACAAAATACTATCATCATCAACGAATCTGGTCTCTACTCTCTTATCTTATCCAGCAAGTTGCCTCAAGCCAAAGAATTCAAGCGTTGGGTGACATCAGAGGTCTTGCCAGCTATTCGCAAGCAGGGTGGATTCATTCGTGAGGATCTAGATGAGGATGCTTTCATCGCTCTATTTACTGGCCAGAAGAAGCTTCGAGAGCAACAAGCTACCATGCTTGAAGATATTGACTATCTCAAGAGCGAGCAACCAATTCATCCAAGCTTTGCACAGGCTTTGCAGAAGAAGCGCAAGGCTCGTGTCGTGATGTGGCTAGGTGGTAAGGAAAGTCCGGCATATGGAGATAAGCTGTTTGCTGCGTCTGTCTTTCGTGAAGCTGAGCAGGACTTCAAAGAGCACTTCAACGTGAATCGCTATGACATGCTTCCGAAAAAATTTGAAAGCGCAGCTTTAAGCTATTGGATGAATTGGGAGCCTAGCACGAATACGAAAATGAAAATTCGTGACTTGAATGCAATAGAAAAAGCCTGACGGCAATCAGGCTCACAAATAAACTTTACAAGAGGATTATATCATGAATGATCTAATGAATCAAATGTTAGATCAGTTTGAAGCTGGTCTGATGGATAGAGCATTAAAGGTTATGCACGTTGTGACAGACGAAAAGAGACGGTTTCCAATGGAACTAAACAAGTCTCAATGTGCTGAAATGCTCTTGGGTACAAAAGATACAGGAACTTTTGATGAACGTTTCTATCGACACAAAGACTTCCCACGAATTGAAGGGAAGCGTGACAAATTTCCTCGTGATGCAGTTATTGAATGGTATCACGAGAATTGGCAAAGAACAGCTATTTAAAAAAGAACAAAAGGAATTATAACATGAACAATTTACAAATTATTGCAGTAGGAACAGCATTTTCAGTGATTTTAATTGAATCACTCATTATGAATTTTAAGCTAAAGAAAGCTCTTAAGGTTAAGGAATCAAAAGGAACGGTGATGACACAACATGTGGCTCAGCGTGGTCTTATTGACTACAAGACTGGCAGACGGGTTGACATCAATCCCAAAACACGCAAAGAAGTCTTTGTTGATTGAGATTTGATGTATGCAGGAGGAAAAGACTGATCATGAGTAGTGATATAAAACAACAAGTATTAGACAAAATGCTAAAAGAAATGAATCAGGAACACAGCCCGTCTGAAGACCGCATCCATAATTGGATTTGTGAACAAGATGACGATGAGTTATTTCAGGGAATTCTAAAAGATGGCTACACTATCAAATGTTCGCTTGACTATGCTAAAGGAAAGGCTCGGGAATTTGCAAAGAACGGGGTAGCCTGCATTGATGATAATACAGTCTTTGGCTGGATTCGTGAGTATTTCTTATCCAACAGTAAGCTGGAGAATATCAAACAAGTGCCAGTCGAAAGTGTGAAAAAAGTCAATGACAAACTGAATGTAGTCAAAGCTGCAGATCCTGAACCGGCTAAGAAGAAAGTTAAAAAAGAGAAAGGAGTAGTCGAAACTCAAATGAGTATTTTCGACTTTCTGGATGAATGAAACATGAACAATGTAAGCGAGAAGCTGAGCGTCGTCTGAAGCCTCCTAAAGCATTCTGGGATTGGTGTTATTCACAAATCAGGACCTACAAATGGTTCAACAAAAGTCAAACAATTATCGCATCTGACCAATCTCTTGGTTTTTGTGTCGAAAAAAAGCTGACAAAGTCATCAAGATTGACTTTTTACGACAAGACCTACTTTTTCTCTATCGTGCTTTGCACGGCCAAGAGAATTGAAATCCAGTCCTATGAGTTTACTTCAAGAGTAGATAACGGTCACCAGACAGTAAAGCATGCACTAGCTAATCTCGAACGCTTTGAAAATGACAGGCATATCAAAATAGGCCGAGACTATACTAATCGGTATCTTCCGTTTTTAATTCATAATTTTGTAGGAGGGGGCCCGTATACAGGTAACAAATTCTACCCTAATAATTGGAATAGTCGATTAAAAGAGGTATCGGAGCTTAAATATATCCAATTTGATCATCTGAATTATTGGGAAATCGAACGGATGTATAAATATAAGTTTGAGATTGAGTTTGCTCAGAAAATCAATGCACATAGATTGGCTGACGAAATCATGCATCCTGGTAACTGGATCAGAAATCGATGGAAGAGTGCTGTAGATATGCGCACCCTCAATCGTAAGTGGCTTCAAAAAAACAAGCAATTTTTCAAAAACTCCGATAGAAGTTTCAGAGATTTTGAGCTAGGACGCAGAATTCAGCAACGAAACGGTAAGTTAGTTTCGGGGATTGAGCAGTTTTTGGATTTTCAGGATATTAAAAAAATCCCAACCAACATTGGGATCAATAAATTCCAGAATTGGGTTATCAAGAACAAGGTTGATTTTCAGGAATACACAGACTATCTGAATATGCTTGAGCAAATGGGGATTGAGCCAGAGGGTGATGCAATGATAGTGCCGAAGGATTTTAAGGGAATGCACCAGCATACTTGTGAGCTATACAATCAATTTCTAGCAGAACAGCGCAGGCTTGCCAGGGAAGAAGAAACGAGAGCCAAGAAAAAACGTGAGAAGCAGCTTGAGGCTGAATTCAAGCACAGAGCTGATCTTGATAGGGTAGTCGAAGGTTACAGTTTCCATGTTCCTAGTCGTGTAGCTGAGTTGATTTACGAAGGCAAGAAACTGCATCACTGTGTTAGCTCTTACACCGAGCGTCATTTAAAAGGGCATACTATGATTGTCTTTGTAAGACTTTCTAGCAGTCCAAATATACCTCTTTACACTTTAGAGGTAAAATCAGGCGAAATCGTCCAATTTAGGGCGAAATATAACCGTAATGTACCAAACGAAGTTTGGGATGTAGCTAAAAAGTGGCTACGAGTAACTAAACAAGCAAAAGTAGCATAGGAGGTAGAAATATTGGCAAATGTAAACAAGCGTTATTATTGGATTCAGCTTGCCCAGGATTTCTTCAAATCGAAAGAGATGAAGTTGCTTCGTAAGATTGCTGGTGGCGATACTCACACAATCATTTATCTGAAAATGATGTTGATGAGTCTTGAGGATGGCGGTCGGATTTTCTTTGATGGTGTTGCCGATAATCTGGCTGAGGAAATAGCTCTAGTCATTGATGAGGCGGTTGAAGATATCAAAATCACTTTGATTTTTTTGGAAAGTAAGGGACTACTGACCAGAAACTCTGATAGAGAGTATTTTTTGGAACAGGTACCAGAGATGGTCGGCAGTGAAACCGCAGGCGCTCGTAGGGTTCGTAAGCATCGGGAACAACAAAAAGCGTTACAATGTAACAATGGTGAAACAAAGTGTAACGGAGATATAGAGATAGATACAGAGAAAGATAAAGATATAAAGAAAGATATAGATAAAGATAAAGACATAAAGAAAGATAAGCAAAACTTTGTACAAGAAGTTGAAGCGAATCTTGGTCGTGGTCTTGTCAAATTTGAATTCGACATGATCAATGATTATCTGCTTAATCAAAAGATCTCTACTGAGCTATTTCTGGAAGCTGTTAAAATTGCAGTTGCGAATAATGTTCGCAAATTTAATTACATAGCTAGGATTTTAGATAACTGGATCAACCAGGGAATCAAAACTCCTGAGCAGGCCTTTCAGGCTCAACGGGATTTTCAAGCTCGAAAGAATAATAAAGCTATGAGCGCCAACCAAAAAACGGGCGGCAATAATCCTGAATGGAGCAATCCTGATTATAAAAATGAAACTAGTCCTGAAAAACAAGCGGAGCTTGAGAGACAGAAGCAGGAACTATTAAAGAAAATGGAGAAGTAGATGATTAAATTATTACGACAGATATTTCCGCAAGGGAAAGAAGGATGGGTGCGGTACTTTTATTGGTGTGGGTATCACTCATATGTATTTAAACCTATTGAAGAAACACTCGGTTTAATCAAAATCATCTGCGAGGGGTTATTATTTCTGCTGGCATTAACAGCTTTAATACTTCTTTTCCCACTAACGCGGATTGAGTTAAGAGTGAGGTCTTCTAAAGTTAAAAAGAAAATGGAGGAAAAACAAAATGACAAAAACGCTTGAAGAAAAAGTTGAAAAATGGTTTATCGACCGAAACCTACATGAGGCAAATCCAGTCAAGCAATTTGAAAAACTGATGGAAGAAACTGGTGAGCTATTTGAAGGCATTGCAAAAGACAAGCCTGCGCTTATCAAAGATGCACTGGGTGATGTGCAGGTAGTGCTGATTGGATTGGAACAGCAGGTTAAGAACGGGGCTGAGATTGAAGCTAGTCCGCAGGAAATGGAGCTTTTGCTCTTGGTTTCTAGTTTGGGAGAACTGGCTCAGAAGCTTCACAAGCATATCTTTCATAGCGAAACACAGTTGCCGTTTATTCGGCCTGAATTGCTATCATTGCATTCATCCATCCATGCCGTCGCAATCCATAATCTGACGACAGCAGATAGTTGCTTGCAGCTTGCCTATGACGAAATCAAGGATCGTAAAGGAAAGATGATTGACGGTGTTTTTGTGAAGGAGGCGGATTTGGGATGATTAGTAAAAAACAGTACATGGTTAGTTGGTGCATTACAACTTTGATATATCTTATCATAGGTGGCACATTCGCTTTTTGGAATCGTGACTTAAGAATTGAAAATAAACGATTAAAAGAAAATCGGGTCATCATCTATCGGGTAGATAATGCTGGCGCTGCAATGATTGGTAAGATTACAGAAAAGAAAGTCATACAAGGTCACTATACTGTGACCGCTGGCGCTTATGGAAAATTTTTGGTGACTGAAGAGCAATACAATGACATTTCAGTTGGTGATGAGATTCCAAATTATTTGAAAGGACGTGGAAACTAAAATGAAATGTTATAGTGAACAAATTGCTGATTTAGCTTTTAAAAAAAGTGGGCTTGAGGCTTGCAGGACACTTCCTGATCAAGCATTTCACAAAACAATTGAGCAGGATGTCATCAATAAGCCTACCCATTATCAAGGTCGCTATGGTATGGAATCTATTGAAATTCTAAGAAATTTTATGACAGATGAACAGCTAAAAGGATTTTATCTCGGAAATAGCTTGAAATATCTGATCCGTCATCAGAAGAAAAATGGGTTGGAAGATTTGAAGAAAGCTAGAAAGAACCTTGATTGGCTGATTGAATCAGCATTGCCAAAAGAAGAGGAGTTTAACAATGAAATTTAAATTTAAATTTAAAATACTAGTAGTTTTTACATTGACGCTTATGTTGCTCGCAGGCTGTCGCAAGGCTGACAGAATTTCGCATAACATATCACGAGAAGCAGATGATATGAACATCACACGAAAGGTGACAGTTATCAACGGAATCAAAGGTGATGTGCTATTTCAAATGACAGGGAATATGTCTATCAGCTACAATAATGAAACGAAGCAGCTGTCTGTCATCGCTGAAGATGACAAAGGAAAGTACAAGAAGCACATTATTGGTATTTCTGATAATGTGTCGTATATCGTCGAAGATATTACTGGTATGAAAGGGATTGATACGAAATATCGGATTTATTTCAATCCCGACATGGTTATTCCGATTGAAGTGAAATCAGCTGATTAGGGATTGGAGGAAATAATGATACCGAAATTTAGAGCGTGGTTGCCAACGTTGAAATGGATGTGCAATGTGTCAGCAATTCTTTTTGACGTAAAAAGTCTTGATGTTTATAAAATGGGCGATACAGAACGTGTGACGGAAATGAGCGTCAATCAAGACGAAGTCACTCTCATGCAATCAACAGGTCTCTTTGACAAGAACGGCACAGAGATTTTCGAGGGGGATATAATCGATACCACAGACTACGAAGGAGGTCTTTCTAGCGTCGGGAATCCTTTTGTAAAAATAGAACGCGATAAGTACGGGTTTATTGTAACAGGAGATTTTCCAGATAGCCCAATCACGATTAAGGAATTTGAGGCTGGACGCAAATTTGCTGGAGTTGAAGTAACAATTGTAGGGAATATTTATGAAAGCTCTAAATTGACGGAGGTAAGCGATGATTAACAATGTTGTTTTAATTGGTCGTTTAACTCGTGATGTTGAGCTACGATATACACCCTCAAATGTCGCAGTCGCCACCTTCAACCTTGCTGTCAATCGTAATTTTAAAAATCAAGATGGCGAGCGAGAAGCTGATTTTATAAATTGTGTGATGTGGCAGAAGTCGGCTGAGAATCTAGCTAACTGGACACGAAAAGGTATGCTGATTGGGGTTACTGGACGAATCCAAACCAGAAGCTATGAAAATCAACAAGGTCAACGTGTCTATGTGACGGAAGTTGTCGCAGAGACTTTTCAAGTGCTGGAAAGACGTGATAATTCTGCTAACCAGTCAAGCATTGATAGCCAGATGCCGCCAAGTTTTGGAGCAAGTGACCCGATGGATATTCCAGATGATGGATTGCCGTTTTAAGGAGGTGTGAAGGATGAAAAGGAAAAATTATATTATTTTTATCAGGCACTTGCGGAAAATAAAAGGACCTATTGAGTTTTACGAGTATATTGCTGATTCAAAATTTGGAAGAGTAGCAATTTATTTGTCTCTACTTGCGTGTGCACCATTTATTGCTTTATTATTTCCAATTGCTTACGTAGAACATTGTTTTTATAAAAACAATTTTATTAGAGAGTGTATAAAAAACAAGTGGTGTTCAAGAGAACATCTTGAAGACGTTGTTGATATTAGAAGAATTGAAAGCGAGGAGGTGGAGTGATGGAATCATTTGCTCACTATTTTAACAAGCACATTGCTAAAAAAATTGAATTAGATGATATTACAATTATTGATTATTATAGTCCAGAATATAAACAAATGTATAATCTAAGATATATTTTCGATAAGAAAAATTCATCATTAGCCATCACAGGGGATTTTGGAGAGCTGGTTGCAGTGAATTTTAATAATATGGGTAATTGGGAAGATTTCTATAAGGATTTCACAAATAACCCTGGATATTTTATCGAAAAAATCAAAGCATCTAGTCGTAATCTTTTTGTTTATGATGAAGAGGAAGCTAAAAAAATTATTCTTGAGTATTTCTTTGAAAATAAGAGATATGAAGAATTAGACGCCAATGATCAATATTATTTTGATGAACTATTTGAATATTTTGATGATTGCTATGGGTTCAAACACATTACTGATACTGTTCGAGAATTCCTGAGTGAACAAGATTCAGAATACTATGAGACTCTTGAATTCGCTGGTAAAAAAGTGTCTGAAATAGTATTTCTATATTTGGATGCTTATAAAAGAGCGTATGAATCAATAAAAAATGAGGAGGTGGAAGGATGAACCTTAGATAAAAACGAAAACACTATAATTATTCGTATAGATATTTTATAGCCTGGGTAGTTGTCGATGATAAAGTTTCATTTGCTGTATGTCCGAAGAAATTTAAGAAAACACTCAAGCAAAAATTAAAGGTTAATAAAACCTATGACTATGCTGAGTGCTGCAGAAAATATTTTCTGTTTGAAGAATATCACGGTGAAATGCCGAAATTTATGAGAATTAAAAGAGGTGCAAGATGAGTTGATGGAATATTTTGATTTGGAAGAATCCTAGGTGAAAGTAGGAGATGAGGTAAGATTTTAATGGTAAAGTACAAGAAACCAACTTACATCATCATTCAGGAAGCAATGGTTGAGCGAATTCGATTCTTAGAAGATGAGCTGTATAATCGAGCTTATAAAGATATCGAAAGACAAGAAGCAGAGATTGACAGATTAAAAGATAAATGTGTGAATCTTATGCTTGAAAATGCAGATTATGTCTGGGACGAAATGGCTCGGTCTGACATGGCTAAGCGAGCGAATAAAAGAAAATGGATGGCGAGAGGATGTATCTAAAATATAAACACATGCAGATTGTGAAACATGCTTTGCAGTATTATGTTCAGCGTGAAGGTGCGAATGAACATGATTTAATGGTTGAACACAATCTTCTGGAAAAGGTCAAACGTGAGATTGAAGATTTTAAGGAAAATGTGATGAAAAATCCATGTAGAGGTGGGAAATGATATTGCTTGAAATTATCAAAATTTTAGGAGCTATGATTATCATAGCGAGCTTGATGGTTCTATTATTGGCTATTGTAGTCAGCGGATGGAGGGTAATTTTCAAAAATGAACAAAAGAATCAAGAAGAAGAAAGCTAAGCAGGCGCTTGAACATCAACAAGAACAGTTCAAGCAAACACTTGAAGACTTTGACCCACAAACAATTCAGATAGCTTTTCAGGAAATAGCAAAGCTGTTCAGAGCAACAAGCAAATCATTAGAAATAGTCTTTGAAAACATCAGACAGGTACTTGAAGCAATTGCAGATCAGATACAACAGGAGGATTTTAGTGAGAAGATTAGACAACAAGGAACTTCAACGGCTAGACAACGAACTTTTCAAGTTCAGCGACTTAGACCGTACAATCAGACTAAGACGAGAAGAGTTGACCACAAGAGACCCAGAGAGCACTTCAAGCGGAGGACATAGCGGAATCAGCAAGCCAACCGAAGTCATGGCTATCAAGCTACTAGACGACCCAACTCTCAAATACCTTGAAGGCTACAAGTCTGTGGTCCAGAAATTGATTAGCGCACTGGTCGCAGAAGACAAGGAAATCTTTGAACTACGCTGGAGCTATCCCTTTCTGAAATGGGAAGAGATTGCTGACAAGAAATTTGTAAGCATTGCAACGATCTACAGAAGACGCAGAATCATTCTTGAGCAATATGCTACAATCAAAGGCGACATCTGAAAATTGAGAAAAAAGGGTACTATTTTTCTCACGAAAAAGATGCTAATATGATAGCATGACATTTTAACAAACAAGAGGACATTCGGAAACGACTGTCCTTTTTTTCGCGCAAAAAAGGAGGTGTAAGCATGAATGAACTACGTTGAACCGATACGAGAAACAGAAGACATTGATATGATGTGTGATTATCTGAGAGATTGGAACTACAGAAACTATCTGATATTTCTAACAGGCATCAACACAGGACTACGCATCTCAGACATCGTTAACCTCAAAGTCTCAAACATTCGTGGCTACTACATCCTACTGATCGAGAAGAAGACAAAGAAACGACGTAAGGTCAAGATGAATGCTTTGCTCAAGAAAGAAATGGATAGGCACATTAAAGGCAAGAAAGTCGGGGAATATCTTTTCCAATCTCGCAAAGGTCGAAACAAACCATTATCAAGACAAGCTGCATATATCATTATCAAGCAAGCTGCTGAAGATTGTGGCATTGAGAACGTAGGTACTCACACGCTTAGAAAGACATTTGGCTACCATTACTATAAAAAGCACAAGGACATAGCTATGCTGATGGAGATGTTCAATCATGCTAGCGCAGCAATTACCAAGCGTTATATCGGATTGAACCAAGACCAACAGGACAGAGCCTTGGCATCTTTTCGTTTAGGCAACTAGCCAATTTGACATAATGAAGCTATGTTAAATTCGGAAATGCAACCACATACAATCCCAGAATTATCAAGGCTTTTGAGAAAATGGCGAAAGTTACACAATATACAAAGAAGATAATTCAGAGGGTAAATTGGTATAGTTTTAGCTGACAAAGTTCGCAAGAATTATTTTTGGGTGATTTTGAAATTTGAGAAAAAAGGGTACTGTTTTTCTCACGAAAAAGGTGCTAATATGATAGCATGACATTTTAACAAACAAGAGGACATTTGGAAACGGCTGTCCTTTTTCTGTTACCAGGAAGGAGACAGGCATGAAACCAAAACATTATCCATATTCAGGAAAACCAAAGGTCGTTGAGTCAGTCACATACTATGCAGAGAATGAACCATACTTTGTCCTTAGTCTAGACGCTCACAAGTTAGCATGCCAAACGGACACTAGAAAGTTCATCGGTAAAGATAGCGTATGACTTTCAAACCAGTCAGAAAAACCCTAAAGACTAGTCGTTGGGATAAGTTCAGGGGTCGCATGATGAAGCGTGACAAGTATCTGTGCCAAGAGTCTTTAAGGTATGGCAAGAGAGTACCAGCTGAGATGGTCCATCACATCTACCCTGTTTCTGAATATCCAGAACTTGAATTCGTTGCTTGGAACGTGATTAGCCTAGCTAACAGGGCACACGGCACCTTTCATGACCGCGTCAACGATAAGGTCATAGGTCAAGGGTTGTGGTGGCAAAGAAAAAGAAAAAAAGATTTTGATGAATTTTATAAAAATTTTTCAAAAAAATTTTGAACCCCCCACCCTCGCGAAAAAAATTTGAACGGCTTGGGGACCGGGAAGGGGAAGCATTTCCCCCTCTGAGTCCCCGTGAGAATTTTAAGCATATTTTTGAACACGAATTTTGAAAGGAGGTGAAAAATTGGCAAGACCAAGAGGTCAGAGCACCATCAAGACAAGAATTGTGAAATCCATGAAAGACATGGGGACATATTCGAAGCACTATGATGACATCATAGAAATTTATTCTGGTTTGCTCTACGACTACAAGAACGCTCGTGATGAATTTCTAGCTAATGGCTCTCAGATCACTGAGGAGCATGAGACAGGTCGCGGAACAATCGTGGAACGTAAGACCCCACTTGTCCAGACGATGGAAAATCTCAGAAAAGACATCATCACATATTCTGATAGGCTTGGACTCAATCCAAAAGCTGTTGGAATTGAGCCACCGAAAGCCAAAGATGCTGGCAGACTTGAAGGAATGATTGCCAATATTATTTGAGAGTCAAGAACAAATCACCAAATTTCAAAATTGCAGTTGATTATTCTGAGGGTGTCGTGTCAGGGAAGATTGACGCAGGCAAACGTCGTAGGAAAGCATGCCAAAGATTTCTCAAAGACCTTGAGAGTGACCGCTTTGATTTCAAAAATGAGCAGTTTGACTTTGTAGTCAAGTTCATCGAAGGCTTAGTTGTCCATCGAAAGGGTGAATCTTTGGATGGCATGCCTCTGACAAACGTCCCTTTCATTCTTCAGCCTTGGCAAATATTCTGTATTGTCAATCTTTTTGGCTTTTTCAACAAAGGAACAACGATAAAGCGCTTTACTGAGGCGCTTTTTATGTTGCCTCGTAAGAATGGTAAGACGCCTTTTGCTTCTGCCATCGCTCTGGCCACTTCCATTTTGGATAATCAGAGCGGATCTAATGCTTACATCCTTGCTAACTCTCTCAAACAGACTAGAGAAAGCTTTGATTTTATGACTCACACAGTCAAGTACTGGAAAGACAAGTCAATCAAAATCAAAGACAACAACAATGAGCATGTTATCCGAAAGGAATTCTCAAAAGGTTCTTTCACGATCAACGCTCTTGCTGCTGAAGAAGACAATCTTGACTCTTTTAACGGGAACATCATCATTCTTGATGAAATTCACGGTATGAAATCATCCAAGAAATACACTTTGATGAAGAATGCCATGAGGGCATACCGTAATAAGTTGCTTATGGCCATCACCACGGCTGGTGACAAACCAAACGGCTTTCTTGCTCAGCGTTTGAAGTATTGTGATAAGGTCCTTGATGGAACTGTTGAAGATGATAGTTACTTTCTCTTTATCTGTGACGCAGACACGGATAAGGACGGTAAGATTGTTGACTTTACCAACCCAATCTATATCAAGCAAGCTAACCCGTCGCTTGGTGTGACGGTTGAACTCAAGGAGTTAGTGCATGATGCAGAGGTTGCTCTTGCTGATCCACAGACTCGCAATGAGTTCTTCAACAAGACGCTAAACGTCTTTACCAACTCAATGACTGCCTACTTCAATGTTCAGGACTTCATCAATTCAGATTTGAACTATGACTGGACGCTGGAAGAGCTGGCCAAACTGCCAATCAAATGGTATGGTGGTGCTGACTTGTCGAAACTACATGACTTAACGGCTGCTGCTTTATACGGGAATTATGGAGATGTTGACATTGTCATCACTCACGCATTCTTCCCAATCACTGCCGCACACCAGAAAGCTAATGATGACGGAATCCCGTTATTCGGTTGGGAACAAGATGGCTGGTTGACCATGTCAAACACGCCTACAGTTTCCTATGACGATATCGTCAACTGGTTCGTCATGATGAGAGACAAGGGGTTCAAAATCAAAAAAGTTGGCTTTGACAAAAAGTTTGGTCGTGAGTTTTTCTCTGGTATGAAGAAGGCAAGGTTCAGCATCGTTGATGCTCCTCAGTATTTCTGGAAGAAATCAGAAGGTTTCAGACGGATTGAAACCAAGGCGCTCAATGGTCAGCTTTACTACTGCCACTCGGACGCTTATGAGTATTGTGTTGGAAATGTTCGCGGTATTGAGAAAGTTGATGACATGATCCAGTATGAGAAAGTTGAAAAGAATCTTAGGATTGACTTATTTGATGCCTCGGTATTCGCTGGGTGTCAAATGCTAGAAGACAGTGAAAACGCTGGCGCTATTAGCGGCTGGCTTAATGGAGGTGCTTAATGTCTAAGCGTAAACGAAAAAATGCAAATAAAATCAGGTCAGAGCCATCATCGGCCATGCAGATGTTTGTCAAGGATGACTTGTTTTCATCTTTGATAACAAACGGCTATACCCGTCTCTCTGATTGCCCAGAGGTCCACATAGCGGTGCATAACATTGCTGACCTGGTTTCATCCATGCCAATCCATCTGATGGAGAATCAGGAGAATGGCGATATCAGGGTAAAGAATGAGCTATCAAGAAAAATTGATATCAATCCTTACAAATGGATGACTCGTAAGAAATGGATTTATAACATTGTCAGAACCTTGCTTTTGGAAGGTGATGGCAATGCTGTTGTCTATCCAATTATCAACAAGGATGGGCTGATTGATGACTTGAAGCCTTTGCCACCGTCCAAAGTATCTTTTGATGGCGATGAATTTGATTATCACATCAAGTACAATTACCAACAATCATTTGGACCTGATGAAGTGCTGCACTTTTCTATCAATCCAAGCCCAGAAAAACCTTGGCTTGGGAATGGCTACAGGATAGTGCTTGGAGATATTCTCAAAAATCTCAAACAGGCATCTGCTACGAAGAATGAGTTCATGAGCGGCAAATATATGCCATCGCTAATTATCAAGACCGATGCCAACACAGCTGAACTGGCCACTGAAGAAGGCCGAGACAACGTTTTTAACAAGTATATGGCAAGCACATCAGCTGGCAAGCCGTGGATTATTCCAGCGGAAGCCTTTCAAGTCGAACAAATCAAACCACTTAGTCTAAATGACATTGCCATCAAGGACACGGTAGAAATCGATAAGACAACACTCGCCAAAGTCCTTGGCGTCCCGCCTTTCCTTGTCGGAGTCGGAAACTTCAACAAGGATGAGTATGACAATTTTATCAGTACTAAGATTAAGTCAATAGCTGACACCTTACAGCAAGAAATGACAAGACAACTGCTCTATGCACCGTCTTATTATTGGCTGTTCAATTGGCGCAGTCTGTTGACCTACGACTTGAAAGCCTTGTCTGACATTGGTTCAAACCTCTACATAAGAGGTCTTATGGAAGGTAATGAAGTCAGAAACTGGATTAACTTACCACCAAAAGAAGGACTTGACGAACTTGTTATTTTGGAGAACTTCATCCCAGTTGACAGGATTGGCGATCAGAAGAAATTAGAGAAAGGAGACGAAAGTGACTAGAACAACATTCACTACACGGTCTTTCAAGTCAGACTTGAAAGTTCGTGAAGCGACTGAGCAAGAAGAAAAAGTCATTGAAGGCTATTTTGTGGTCTTTGACTCTGTGACAGAATTATGGCCAGGCTGCTTTGAAGAAATCGCTAGAAGCGCTTTTGATGACACGCTAGAAAATGACATCAGGGCTCTCATCAACCACAATACTGAGCTTGTACTTGCTCGCACTAAGTCTGGGACATTGACCCTACGTGTCGATGAAAAAGGGCTATGGGCACGTATTGTTGTCAACGAAAATGACATTGACGCCCTGAACCTCTATGCTCGTGTCCAACGCGGAGACGTTGACCAATGTTCATTTGGTTTTAACGTTTTGGATGAGGACATTGAGCACCGTGATGACGGCACGACAAAGTGGACCATCAATAAGGTTGATCTACATGAAGTGTCAGTCGTGACCTTCCCAGCCTATGAAGACACAGGGGTTCAAGCTAGAAAGCGTGAATTTGAAGAAATCAAAGAACGCTCGCTAGAATCCAGAAAGAAAGCACTAAAGGAGAAACTTAGGAATGCTAAAACAACTCATGCTACGTCGTAAGATTAACGTCTTACGTGAAAAATTATCCGAAATCAAAAAGGGTAAAGACTTCAAGAAGCGCAATGAAGAACTTGAAGCTGCTATCGAAGAAGCCAGCACAGATGAAGAAATTCAAGCTGTTGAGGCTGAAATTGAAGATCTTGAAAAGGAACAGGAAGAATATCAGGAAAAAGTTGATGAAATCCAAGAAGAGATTGAAGAACTTGAAACTGAATTGGCAGAGCTTGAAGACAATGAACCTCAAGCAGAGCCAGCCAATGATCCTGAACCAGCACCAAGCGCACGCAGTAAACAAAAAGGAGAAGACAATCTTATGACTCGCAACAAATATTTTGGTGGCATGACACGCTCTGCCATGGAAACTCTTGTCAAGAACGACAAGGTTCAAGAATTCCTTGAACAGACACGCAACCTCATGACAGAAAAGCGCTCTGTTAAAGGCGCTGACCTGACTATCCCAGAAGTGTTCTTGGACTTGCTACGCAACAACATGGACCAGTATTCAAAACTGATCACTAAAGTTTGGCTCAAGCCAGTTAAAGGTAAAGCACGTCAAAACATCGCAGGAACTATTCCAGAAGCTATCTGGACTGAAATGGTTGCTAAACTCAATGAAGTTGACTTCAACTTCAACCAAATTGAAGTCGATGGTTACAAAGTCGGCGCCTTCACAGCTGTTCCAAATTCAATCTTGCAAGATAGTGATATCAATCTTGCTAATGAACTTCTTTTCGGTCTTGCTCAAGCTATCGGTTACGCTGTTGATAAATCAATCCTTTACGGAAAAGGCACAAAAATGCCTGTCGGCATTGTGACACGTCTTGCTGAAACTACTAAGCCTAATTACTGGGGTCAAAACGAGCAAGACTGGACTGACTTGCACGAAACAAATCTATCAACCATTCCAGCTGGCATTACAGATCCTTTGAAGTTCTACCAAGAATTGGCTACTAAGCTCAATGTGATTAAAAGCGATTACTCAGACGGAAACGTCTTCTGGGCAATGTCTCGCAACACACATCAAGCGCTTAAAATCAAACTCTTGTCATTCAATTCATCAGCTGCTATCGTTTCAGGTCTTGACAACACTCTTCCAGTAATTGGGGGTGAGGTCGTTGAGCTCAACTTCATTCCTGATGGTCACATCGTTGGTGGTTTCGGTTCTCTCTACCTTTTGGCAGAGCGTGAAGGTGCAACAATGGCATCATCTGAGCATGCTCAATTTATCGAAGACAACACAGTCTTCAAGGGTGTTGCACGCTATGATGGCCGCCCTATCTTTGGTGAAGCGTTCGTGGCAGTCAACGCATCTGGCACAGATGGAGCAGTCGCACCGAAACCAAGCGATGTAACCTTTGCTGCTGACAAAGCTAATTCTTAAGGAGGTCTAACATGACTAAAGAAATTAAAGTTTCAGCTCAAGCTCTAGTCAATTTTGCAGACTCTCAGGCTGTTAGTGGCATCCGTCACATGGGTGAATCATTTGAGACAACTCAAGAACGTGCTGACTATCTCAATAATTTACGTGATTTTAAACTTGTCGAAATCTTGGAAGTCATCGAAGAAAATCAGGAAAAAGACCAACTTCCTGATCCTGAAACCGCAGAAGAAAATCCAAAAGCTAAGACTGGTAGAAAAGGCAAAAAAGCTACTAAAACCAGTGTCTCAGAGGGCGATTCTGAGGCCGTTTCAGACGAAAAAGACGGACAAGAACCCAAAGATGACGCTGAAACTGGTGAATAATCATGGCTAAAGAAGATGTTTTGAAGATACTTAAATTTAAAAATGGCATCAAAACAACCAAGCGTGATGACTACCTCAACCCATTGATTGATAGCGCAATTGAGGAGCTTGAAAACATCAAGGGGATTGCTTTGAATTTAGAAAAAACATCTCATGTTACTTTCGTGGTCGATTGGGCATACTACAAGTATGTTAATCGTGACAATCCTGTCATGCCCCAATACCTCAAGCAACAGTTGCATGATTTTCAGATTTCTTACCCAAAATCAAAAGGAGGTTAGCATGGCTTGGGAACATGATGTCACTCTGATCAGCCGGAAACAGGTTGATGAAGATAAGCTACTACAGCCCATCTTTGAAGAGCAGAAAGAAGAGATTGCTTGCAATAAGCGATCTCTGACTCGCTCTGAATTTTATTTCGCAGCGCAAGCTGACCTGAAGCCAACTATGGTCCTTGAAGTACACTCGTTTGAGTATGACAATCAGGATTATCTGGACTTTGAAGGGGAGCGTTATAAGGTTATCAAGACTTTTGAAAAGAGCCCTGAGATAATCGAATTAACCTGTGATAAGGCTGTAGAAACTAATGAGGTAGATGATGACTAATGATTTAGCGGATGAAATTGCCAAGGCTTTGGCTGAGTACTCTGAGGAGCTTGCTGAAGAAATTGATGAAGCTGCCGAGGAAGTGACCGATGAAACGGTGAAAGAACTACAGGAAACCTCGCCAAAGAAAAAAGGAAAGTATGCTAAAAGCTGGGCTAAGAAAAGGCTAAAAAGTGGCCAGTGGGTAGTCTATTCAAAAGACCCTCACTACAGATTAACGCACTTGCTGGAACGTGGTCACGTTCTGAAAAATGGTGGACGTGCCAAGGCACATGTGCACATCGCACCAGCTGAACAGCACGCTATAGAAAAATTTGAAGAAAGAATCATGAGGTTAGGGAAATGATGACAAAATCAGATTTTGCCAAGCTACTGAAAAAGTTGAAAATACCTGTCAGGTACAGGGCCTTTAGAAAAGGCGAGGCTCCTCAATCGCCATACGCAGTCTATTATCAGCTTGGTAAAGAGAATTTCAACGCTGACAATCAGCCTTATTTTACGACCGAATCAGTTATCGTCGAACTGATTACGACTAAAAAAGACGAAGCATTAGAATTGAAACTTGAGAACCTGTTGACAGAAAACAAGCTCTTTTTTGAATTTGATAATGAAAGCCAGCTAGACAGCGAAGGACTTTATCAGGTCTCTTATGTTGTCTATTTAATTTAAGGAGGAATCTATGACTAAACAAAATAACAAAGTCGAATATGGACTAGAAAATGTCCACTGGGCAACAATCACAGAAGCTGAAGATGGAACCATCACATACGGTACACCAGAACGTTTGCCTGGTGCTAATAAGCTAGAATTAGAACCAAAAGGTGAAACAATGACATTTAATGCGGATAACACTGAATATTTTGGCGGCGAAACCAATCTTGGGTATACAGGAACGGCCACTTTCGCAAAACTTACAGAAAGTTTCTTAATGAAAGTTTTAGGAGAGGTTTTGGAAGAAGACGGTACTGTCTCTGAAATCTCAAATGCAGTCACTTCGCGCTTTGCACTTATGTTTCAATTTGAAGGGGATAAACTGCAAACTCGACATGTACTTTATTATTGTAAGGCTAGTCGTCCAAAAGGTGGGTCACAGACAAAAGGAAGTGATGTTAATACGGTAGAGCTGGAATTTTCTGCAACTCCTCGACCAATTGATAAACGTGTTAAGAATCGCACAACAAAAGACACAACAGATGAAGTTTACAATAACTGGTTTAAGTCCGTGCATGAGCCAGCTGCTAAAGTTGAGAATCCAGGAGGTCGATAATGGAACGCACTATTGAAATTGATGGTATTGATTATCGTTTAGTGACAAACGCTTTTACTCCAATTGCGTACAAAAATCAATTTGGTCGTGACTATTTTCAGGATATGCTGAATATGTTTGAGGGCGAACAGATGATGAACATGATTAAAGCAGCTGAAGGAAATCAAAACGTTACTGAACTTGATATGTCAGCGTTAAAAAACTTTGATATGACCTTTTTCCAACGTTTATTTTGGGTCTTTGTCAAATCGGCTAACCCACAAACAGATCCTTTTGAACAGTATTTCCAAAAAATGGAACGTTTCCCAATTTCAGAAATTGCACCTATCATGATGGAAATGCTTGAGGATAATATGGCAACTAAAAAAAAGTCGATGACTCCACCAATGCAAGCAATGAGGTATTCACAGTAGAGTCCTACCTGGCTTGCTGCAAAGAGACAGGCTTGTCATTAGACGAACTCAAAGAAATTTCAATGGGAATGGCTTTGGATTACCAGACAGACTACATCAACGCACGAACCGAAAACTCAGAAGGAAATTCTGGACCAACTCGCAAAGCTAGTCAATCAGATTTTAATTCATTTTAATAACGAGCCGTCATTTTGACGGCTTTTATTTTCAAAGAAAGGAGATATATGGCTGGAAAAATCAAAGGGATAACCATTGAAATTGGTGGCAATACCCAACCGCTTGAAAAAGCTTTGAAAGGTGTTAATGATAGTTCTGTTAAGACTTCAAGAGAAATCAAAGAAATTGATAAGGCTTTAAAATTTGACCCAGGAAATGTTGTCTTGCTGACGCAGAAACAAGAACTGTTAGGAAAGCAAATTGCTACTAACAAAGAAAAACTTGAAACGTTGCGTCATGCTCAATCACAAGTTGAATCACAGTTCAAATCTGGCGAGATAGGAGCAGAACAGTATCGAGCCTTTCAGCGTGAAGTTGAGCAGACAAAGAATATTCTAGGTAGTTATGAGAATAAGTTAGAAAATGTTAATCAGGCATTAGCTGGTAATGGTCAGGCTGTAGAGAATAACACTAAGACAATGAAAGGTTTGCAAGAAGAAACGAATAATCTCTTGAAAGCTGACCTTATCAATGATTTTAGCGATAAGCTATCTGCCGCTTCAGACAAACTTGTAGACATCGGAAAAAATGCTTTGGATGCATTTAGAGAAGTTGATGAAGGTATGGATACCATCACAACAAAAACAGGAGCTAGTGGTCAAGCGTTAGCTGATATGCAAGATATTGCTAGCAACCTTACTACATCTATTCCGACAGATTTTAAAACAGCGGGTAGCGCTGTAGGAGAGTTGAATACTCAATTTGGTTTGACTGGCGATGCATTACAATCTGCCTCTGAATATCTGATTAAGTTTGCGGATATCAATGGTGCTGATGTAACTGATACAGCAGTATCAGCTAAACAAGCAATTGAAGCTTATGGACTGCAAGCAAGTGACCTGAATAGTGTTCTTGATACAGTTACCTATACTTCACAAGCTACAGGTGTTGGTGTGCAAGACTTAATGAGTAAGGCAATTGCTGGCGCACCTCAAATCAAGCAATTAGGTTTATCTTTTAATGAAGGTGTTACCCTTATGGGTAAATTTGAGCAAGCAGGTGTCGATTCGTCTGCTGCGTTAGGTTCTTTATCAAAAGCTTCTGTCACTTATGCTAAAAATGGGAAGTCGCTAAAAGATGGACTTGCTGAGACCGTTGAGAAAATAAAAAATAGCACAAATGAAACCGAAGCATTAACAGCAGCTTCTGAGATTTTTGGAACAAAAGGTGCTTCACGAATGGTTGATGCTATTAAACGTGGAACCCTTTCATTTGATGACCTTGCTAAAGCTGCCGAAAATTCATCAGGTGTTGTCGGAAATACATACAATGAAACGCTTGATCCAATAGATGAGTTTACAGTAGCTCAAAATACTGCAAAGAAAGCTATGTCAGAAGTTGGAGCTGCTATCGCTGAGACTCTAGCACCTGTTTTAAAATCTTTAGGAAAAATTTTAAAACAAGTGGCTGAATGGTTTAGCCACTTGTCAGCTCCAGTTAAACAGTTTATTGTTATTTTTGCTTTAGGTGTTACTGTCGTTGGAGCTCTGTTGCCTGTATTTTTAGCCCTTCAAGCCGCAGCATTGGCAGCAGAAACGACTATAGGTGGATTAGTTGCTGCTTTCTTACCTATTGCAGGAATAATATTAGGAGTTATTGCAGTTATTGCTGTATTGGTTATAGCTTTTAAAACTCTTTGGGATAATAACAAAGAATTTAGGAATGCTGTTACTCAGATTTGGAATAGCATTCTAAAAATATTTAAGAATATTATTTCTGAAATTTCAGCTTTTATCATGAGTATTTGGGGGGACTTAACCAAATGGTGGAAAGATAATCAGAAACTAATCCAATCAACAACTAGAATTGTTTGGAACAACATCCAGAAAATCATCAAGATAGTCATGAAAGTGATTGGTCCAATAATTAAAGCAGCAATGACCAATATAAAAACAACAATCAAAACAACTTGGACAATTGTTAAGACGATTATTTCCACTACGCTGAATGTTGTGTTGGGTATTATTAAAGCAATTATGCAAGTTATAAATGGTGACTGGAAAGGTGCGTGGCAAACTCTCAAAGATACTGCTAAAGTCTTTATTGAAAGTGTGAAAGCGGTTGTCAATACAGCACTTGAAGCACTAAAAGCAACATTCACAAATTCATGGCAAGCAATGAAACAGGTTGTTTCCACTGTACTTGCTGCAATTGTATCAATTGTTCAAAGTATTTGGTCTTCTATTGTGAGCTATTTAAGCGGTGTTGGCCAGTCAATCCATAATACAGCTTTCAATATTTGGAATTCCATTTTATCGACATTAAGTGGCATTTGGAATAGCATCTACAATGCTGTGATGAATGTTTTTAATGCGGTGGCTAACTTTTTATCAAATCTATGGAATACTATCTCAAGCACAGCATCCAACGTCTGGAATGCCATTATGATGACACTGCAGTTTATTTGGAACAGTATTTATAATACCGTTATGTCCGTCTGGAATGCTATTTGGAACTTTTTGTCAAATTTGTGGAATACAATTTCTACAACAGCTTCAAATATTTTTAACGGTATAAAAAATACAATTTCAAACATTTGGAACGGCATGCTTCTTACGACTCAACATATTTGGAATGGTATTAAAGATACTATTTCAAACACAATCAATGGTGCTAAAAATATTGTAAAAAATACCATTGAAGCTATGAAAAGATTATTTGATTTCAAATGGTCACTACCTAAACCCAAAATTCCTCACTTTACTGTGAGTGGAGGAAAAGCACCTTGGGGATTCGGTGGTGAAGGCTCCCTTCCTAGTATAGGAGTTGAGTGGTACGCTAAAGGTGGTATTTTGACAAAACCAACTGCTTTTGGGATGAATGGTACTAATCTTATGGTTGGTGGCGAAACAGGTGCTGAAGCTGTATTACCACTTAATGAAAGCACGCTTGGTATGATTGCAGATCGCATTATGTCAACAGTCACAGATAAGATAGTGGTTAATGTTCCTAAACAAGAACCTCAACCAATTATCTTAAACGTTGATGGGAAGACATTTGCTAAGTTGATGGTAGGTTACATCTCTGATGCACAAGCTGATCGTCTGAGAATTATAGAAAGTGGAGGGACAATTTAATGTCTATGAAACATTATGGCATTACATTCAATGGCAGGCATTCATTCGATGACGAGGGATTGATTCTGCTTGAAGATAAAGAAATTGGCATTCCAGATAAGAAGAAAGTCACTATACAAGTGCCATTTTCAAATGAAGTCTATGATTTCTCAACTATTTATGGTGGCCAGTTATATGAACAGCGAAAACTGACCTACAATATCCAAATACAAAATAACATTTATGGAACTAAAGAAGCCATGAATATGACAAAAACCAAAGCAATTAACTGGCTTATGGGAACGACTGGATATACTAAGCTCATTGATGATGCCTATCCTGGTTATTATTTTATGGCTGAGGTTCAAGGAAGTTCATCATTTGTTGAAGATTGGAGCCATGGAGTCTTGAAAGTCACTTTCACGGCTTATCCTTTTATGATTTCGGAAAAAGCTGAAGGGAGTGATATTTGGGATGATATCAACTTTGAACTTGATGTATTACAAGATGTCTCCTTTGATGTTAAGGGAGAAACGACTATTCTGCTCTATAATAACGGTATTAGTCTAGCTCGTCCAGAAATCACGGCAACAGCACCGTTTAAACTAACGCTTGATGGAAATGAGCACAGTATTAGCGTAGGAAGTCGTATCTATGATTATTTGACACTGTCAGATATGAATGAAATTCACATTGTGGGAACTGGGAAAATTAGCTTTAAGTGGTTTAAGGAGTTAATCTGATGTATCGAGTAACTTTAATAAATGATGGACGTGAAACGATCATTCATAATCCTTATACAGGTGGAAATAAATTGTTGACAGGTGTTATCAAACTGGAAATCAACAAGGTTGGTCAGTTTGACTTCCAGTTTTTGCCAAATAATGACGGTTATAAGTCTAAAATCAGACCTCTACTCACGTTGGTTCAAGTTGTTAATGAAGTGACTGACAAAGAGGTCTTTTATGGTCGTATCGGACCAATTGCTAAAGATATGGTTGAGTCTGGCATCACCTCATTTACATATAATGCAAAAAGTGAACTTGATTTTCTAAATGATAGTAAGCAAAAGCCACTTATTTTCAAAGGTGGAAAGCGCGCACTTTTGCAGCGTTTGCTAGGTTATCATAATCAAATGACTGAGAGCTACAAATCTTTTCAGATTGGGGAGATTACTGATTTTATTAGTGGAAATGACTATATTGAGTGTGAAATTGAAGCTACGAAGACCACTTTAGCAATTATCACCGAGCTTATCATTGATAAATTTAGTTTGGAAATGCAAGTCAGACGTGAGAATGGTACTCGTTATCTTGATATAAAGAGAAAGATTGGAACTGATAGCAACACAGCTATTAAATTGACGGTCAATATGGTCAGAAATTCTCAAAAGCTTAATCCAGATGAAATCAAGACTAGACTCGTGCCACTTGGAAAGCGTAATGAGAATACAGGGGAGCGTCTAACGATTGCTAGTGTTAATGGTGGTAGAGATTATATCGATAGGCCTGATTTGATAGATGAATTTGGGATAAAATGTGATAACCTCACACTAGATGATGAAACAGATCCAACAGCACTGAAAAAGGCTGCTGAGGATGTGATGAAAAGTCAAAAAACAGTGAATTATCAATATACGTTGGACGCTATCAATCTTAATCTTATTAAACCGAATTTTGATGAATTGGTTGAAGGAAATACTTACCCAGTCATCAACCCTGTCATGGGAATTGATGAACGCCTTAGAATTGTCAGTCGTCAGATTGACATCTCCAAAGTTGAAAAATCAACTTTAACTATTGGTGACAAATTCAAATCTGCTGAAGAGTATCAAGCAGAACTTATCAGACAACGGACACAAAATCTAGTTTCAAAACAACGGCTGGAAGCAACAGAGGAAGCTTTGAAAAAAATTCAGGAAGAAATGGCAAAACAAAATCCAGACACAAAACCAACGGAACCTGAAAAAACAGAAGGAGAGAGTTAATGGCAGGAATTGACAAATATTTAGACATCATAAAAAAAGGAGTTTTCGGTCGCGATGTTAGAAAAGCAATTCATGATGGAATAGCACAAGTCTATGAAGATGCAACCTTTGATGGAAACACGAATATGGAGGTTGCAAAAGCGAGAGGAGGTAATAACACACTTTCGGAACGATTGCAAAATATGGATGGAATCATCGACAATTCCTTAAAAGAAGTTGAGAATACGAAAAAGCGCCTTGAAAATATTATTGTTTCTGGTGGAGACGGAAATTTACCAACTGAATTGATTGATATCCGAATTGGAGGAGACGGCAGAAAATATTCTACGGCTGGCGAAGCTGTCAGAAAATTAGCTAGCGGAGAGGCATTGTTAGAAAATTCTATTTCGTTGAAGCATCTTGATTTTTTAAATTCTGAAAACCTCGCTTTTGGGAAAGTTTCAAAAGTAATCAATTTAAATGGATCAGATTCGAGTAATATGCTGATTCTAAAACGTGATTTAAAATATTGTTTGATTGTCAGATTAAAGCCAAATACGCCTTACACATTTTTTAATGCAAGAAATCTAACAAAAGAAGATGGATATTTCTGGACAAAGTTAGCTCTTACTTCCAAAACAGTTAGTGAGGTTATCGATTCGTTAGACGGGACAAAAATCAATAATGTTTTGACAACCTCAACAACATCGTTTTTAGATTATTATCAATTTCAAACAAATGAAGACGATTTGACTTTGATAGCTCAAATTTCTAAGAATGTCGTACCTGATTATGTTGAGTTAGTAGAGGGACATCGTACTACCAGAAAATATAATAATTATGATGAGAACATTCGTCCACTAGGAAGCGTTTATACAAAAAAAGAAGTGGATAGTCTACTTACGTCAAGTAACGCTAATTCCCAAATTAGCCGATTGGTCAAAAAGGGCAATCTAATAAATTTAGCTATGACTTCAAAAGTATCTTATACCCTAAAACACAATATAAACCAAGAAATCAATCTTGACACATGGCTGATTCGTTCTAGCGCTGTTGACGGAGTTAATTTATGGGAAGGGACGGATATTGAAGGACCTATTTTGGAAAAAAATGCGGTCGATTTTATTGGAGGTATTCACGGAGATGAAGAATATACATCTGTAATTGTTATTTGCGACGGGAAAGTACTTGATTTAACGAAGGATTATACTCTAGATTTTAAAAATTTAACAGTATTTGTGACCTCAAAGTTATTTCACTGTAATACAAAACATGAAGCGATTTTAAGAGAAAAAAAATTGGAATTTGAAAAAGAAAAGCTAATTGTATCTAATCATTTTACATTTTTAGATAATTTTGTCGTAAATCGATGCACTATTGGGGGCTTGTATTCTGTATATAAAGATCTTTTGACAGGCTATGCCTCAGATTATAATTACAAATTTATGAAATCTGGAAGTATCGACTGGAATCCTAACATCAAAAAAGTTACTTTTTACGGTCAGAAAAATTTTCATGTTGAAATCGAAAATCTTTCTGGCGAGAATAAAAACTTTAAAGGAGGGGTTACAGATTTCTATAACGAGAGCAGACCTCGGTTTAAAGCTTATCTGGATGTCATAAATTCTGATGAAGGCGTTCCTTTTAAAAATGGAGACCAGCTATCAGCTTCGTATTCTATAAAAATTCTTTGATGGAGGTGTTGAAATGTGAACCATATTATCGAAATTATGGACAAGTTGACGCCTATCATAATCACAATCATCCCAAGTTATTTTAGCTATAAAAGCAACCAAAATAGCAAGGAAACGGATAAGAAAATACAAATTTTATCTGAAGAGATAGGAGACTTAAAAGATGTGGTGGTTAGTGTGCAGAACATCGGAGACAAAAACAACCAAGATTTGAGTCTCATTCAAAAGGGACTTCAACGTCTGCAGCGTTTTCGATTGCAGGAAAATTTAAAAAAAGCACTAAGACGGGGTTGGACAACCCAGCACGAGCTTGAAGAGCTCACCCGTCTTTTTGAGAGTTACGTTGAGCTTGGCGGCAATGGAGCTATCAAGATACTATTCGATAAATTCTCAGATTTGAAAATTAGAGAGGAAAAATAATATGCAACAAATTCAAGAAATCATAGTCGGCGGATCACTGAGCATCCTTACAATTTTAGCAGGAATCATTGTTCATGCAGTTAAAAGTTGGCTTGTTACAAAAGGCGGGACAAATGCGGTTAAAATCGTTGAAATCTTGGCCAAAAACGCTGTTAATGCTGTGGAGCAAATCAACAAAGAGACAGACCTTAAAGGTGAGGATAAGTTAAACCAAGCTAAAAAATACATTGTTCAAGAGCTTGAAAAATACAATGTTTATATGTCTGATAAAGACTTAGACATGTTTGTTGAGTCGGCAGTCCGCGAAATGCACAATAATTGGAAAGGAAAATAATATGGCAACAACACAGGATGTTTTAAACTTTGCAGTAAATTTGGCTAATCAAGGTATTGGAGTTGACCAAGACGGAGCATGGGGAACACAATGTGTAGACCTGCCAAATGCTATTTCTAGCCAATTATTTGGTAAGGCTTTGTGGGGGAATGCTATTGACCTTTTAAATAGCGCTGCATCTCTTGGATATGAAGTGGAATACAATGAAGTAGGAAATGCAAATAGCAAGCCACGAGCTGGGGCGGTCTTTGTTATGGATACGACCTACATCTATGGTCACGAATACGGCCATACTGGAGTTGTCATTGAAGATAGTGACGGTTACACCATGCGGACGATTGAGCAGAATATCGACGGTAATGCTGATAGTCTTTACATTGGCGGGCCTGCTCGATATAACACCCGTAATTTTGATGGTGTCGTGGGTTGGTTCTACTTCCCAACGGATGACACAGGCTATCAACCTGCTCCATCAACTCCTAGCGGAGATGGCTCAATCCACGAAGAGACCGGGACATTTACTGTCGAAGTGTCAGCACTCAATGTACGTGCAAGTGCTGGCTTAGATGCTGAAATCGTGGCAGTTTACACGGCAGGACAAGAAATCAATTATGATGGCTGGTGTGACAAAGACGGCTATATTTGGGTCACATACATCGGCGGCTCTGGCAATCGTCGCTATGTCGCTGTTGGGCAATCAGAAAATGGTCGCCGTGTAACTAGCTTTGGTAGCTTTAGATAATTGTTTGGTGACAGTTTAACCCTCGGTTTATGCCGAGGGCCTTTTTTATTGTAAAAATTTTAAAAAAAATAAAAAAGTTGGTAAAAAGTATTGACATTCACGGTATACCGTGATATAATATAATCAAGATAAGGAAAGGAGGTGAGGAAATTGAACAAAGAAGATTGGCTTAGGTTACTTGAAAAGGCGATAGATAATATCCCTGAAACGGTAACTGCTATAGCAAGTCTGGTGACTGCAATAACAGTCGCAAGGCAAAACAAAAAGCGTAAACCCAAATTCCGGCAAAAGAAAAGGTAAACGCTAAGAGGTCGGGGCGAAAGC